CTATACGCCAGTTGGTGAATACAACACCCTCGCTCCTGTCTCTCCACAAACCAAGTATCTGATGCTTGTACCTTTCGGGCCTGCGATCCCGCATGATATTAATCTGCTGGATGTAACTGTCAGATAGGTGCTCGATGTTATCCCGGTATGTCGTGTGGATGTACGTAACGTTATCAACAGTTCCGTTGAACGTGTCGGGAACGCCCCGGCTCTCGAAAAATCGCTTGTAAATGAAGTGGTCCTTGTGGCTCGGATTCATCACCATTATCACCCTGTTTTGTTTCGTCTTGTGCCTTACCGACAAATCAACCCGATCAAATACCTCCTCATCCGTCAGCTCCTCTGCCTCATCCAGTACCCAGCACGTCACTCCTTGAATTGACTTCAGGTTTGCCGTGTTATCTCCCGATGAACTCTGCAATCCCCTGAACAATATCCTACTGCCTGAAAGCTTGTTATCGATGTCGGTTTTCCGAACATCAAAGTGTGCTTCCGCTCCCATCAACTCTATTTTCTCTACAAATTCAGGGATCACAGACAAATGCGCTGAACTCAACGTCTTGCGGGTGAACAGTATCGTCTCGTCATTCTCATACGATAGCAACGACAGGAATGTGGCCACAGCAAATGATTTGCCACTACCACGGCCACCGATGATGATGATGTACCTCGTATCGGCCTCGAATAGTGCTTCGTACCTCTGACTTAACGTTATGTTCCTTCCGACATCCATCAATCCTCTTCTTCTTCCTCTCTCCTTTTCCTGTCAAACTTAACAATGTCCTTAACGTTGAACCATGTCACCTTAGCATCACCTGATATATTCGTCTCCGTTGGCGCATTATATCCTAACATCTGATTAATAGCATCCAATGATTTTTGCTTGTCAAATAGCTCTATCTTAACATACTCTACATCCACAATCTCCGGCTCTTCCTTCGATCCTATATTTGATTTTACAACCTTAGTACTTATACTTTTTATAGCAGACTTTTGGTCGTCAGTTAACGACTCAAAGTCTGTTCGTGTGATCCACGTTCTGTGCAGGTGTGCTATAGATGTGAATGCTATTTTCTCGTGTTCCTTGAGTACCCTTAATGCTGAAATTCCTGCTGTCTCCGCCAAATTATCTTGCATTTGCCTAATACGCTCTCGTATTTCAGGTTTTTTCAAGTTTTCAGATCCAATAGAATAAGCGGTTTTTTCGCTGTACCCAGCATTGATAGCCGCCTTCGTTGCATTTAGGTGCAAAACATACTCGTAGCAAAATTTCTCTTGCCTATCATTTAGCTGCGCCAGCTTAACATTGTCAATATTTGCATTACTATCCATTCCGTCCATATCAACCATCAAATATATTATTTTCATTTAAACCATCCCCATCTTCAGGTCGAAAGTTATCCACACGGTGGGACGATGTGGATAAATCAGCTTATTTCAGACCTTTGCATGGCGTTCCGACCCACTTTTGCCCCTATTATCAGTGGTTAAATTAGAAATTATTTTTGATTATTTGGCAAATAATGTGATAACTCTCTGTGACTCAAATCGTTTACCCAAATTATTAGAAATTATCTTTTTTCGACCAAAAAACTATAAAGAAAACAGAACACCTAATATAATATTATATTTTAAAAATAATATAATAATAATATATATATATAATTGAGTTTTAGGTAGTTATCTGATTATTTTAACATTATTTTTGTTTTATTGATTATAATTACATAATAATTTATTGCTTTTTTATAGATGTTTTTAATCCAGAAGAACAAACAAGCCACTGATATACAACGAAATAAACTTGAGTCGCTCAAATTATCTCTGACATCCACCAACCACACAAAGCAACCGCCCTGCACCATCACCAGGACCACCAGGACCACAAAAAAAAGATGAGCGACCTATCGCAGGCCACCCATCCAAATAAAAAAGTCATGAAAACAGTCATGAAAACAGTTTTTGCAAATCTCACAAATCGTACAAATCTAACTAATTATCTCGAATCCCACAAATCAAAAAACTCCCCTATTACCTTAGCAAACCCTCCCACACTATCAACGAACACGTGACTATCACCCAAAAAATCAGCCCAGAATCGTTGCTCCGCTGATATCACACCACCACCACCAGGCCTCTTAAACTCCACGTACAGCGACCGACCACCTTTTTTTATAAACAGGTAATCGGGGATCCCCGTGTTTCCGTTCTTCTCCAGCTTTACCGCTGCCAATCCAAATTTCCGTGCGATGGTGCAGCACTCGATCTCTAATTTGCGTTCTTCTCTTTTCATCTTGACACCTCCTTCTCTTTGATTCTATGCAATATCTCAACATACCCAGCCAAATCGACAAGGTTATCCCGCTTGTGCTTGAAGTTCTCCCTCGCAAGTTTAACCGCAATCATCACGATGCAACATTCTTCCGCCGTGATGTCCTTCGCCATAATTGCCGATGCAATTTCCGCTATGCGCTTGAAGTTCTTCACCGGGTCGGAATAATCCGCCTGCCTGTCACCGTTCACGATTCGCTCCGCTTCGGAAAGGATTGATTCGGTTTCGCTTTTTGTCAATCTCTCGCAATCATCCAACGTTTTTGGCACATACCCAATCCATACACTCTCCGTCTGCGATGTGTCGTTCTGAAACCACTTTTCATGTTTGTCTTGTAAACTCATTTCTTCTTCTTTTTAGATTCAATTTTCTTCTCAATAAAATTCTCGCACCCTTCCGGCTCAAGCCGACCTATTATTATCAGATGATTCTTTGTTTGCTACAATTGCATTGGTCACATTATGATACATTAACTCTTCTCCAGTTAGATCGTAAGTGTTATACAATACTAATACATTACCAGCCTTTTTTATTGCTGTTGGCTCAAACAATCCATTTGAAGTGTCAACCTTTACTGGTAAATCATCGTTGTATAGCTCAAGCCATTTAATTAATTCACTCTTTTTCATTGTTGTTTTTATTGTTATAGCTTAAACCCAGTTATCTCAATCCCTATCCAAATTAGCAATCCAATTCCACGTTAGCGGTCATTGACCTTCCCATCTATTAAGGAAGTCATAAACCTGTTTCATAGTTTCTTCCCACTCTTGCCTATATCGTTCAAGTGGTGCACCATTTTGTAAGTCAGCTAAATCTCTTAGCAGTTTTATTGATTCACCGAAAGGTGTCAGCGAACCGCTAACACTAAATAAATTCAATAGCTCGCTTTCTGCGTGTTCCATTGTATATCCTTGATTACCTCTGTATTTACTTAATACTTCTCTTATTTGTTTTTTCATCAATACTGTATTTATTATTTTCGTTATAAGCCATTTCCGATAGTGCCTTCAAAGACAATTTTCGGGCCAATCTGCCTACCTCTTTGCTCTAACCATTTGGTATATTTAAAGCCATCATTTTGCTGGACAATTCTGATACCACGCCACCTTATCTTTCCTTTTGTAATTTCTCCTTTAATTGGAGGCTCTGCCATTGTTCGTAAAGCAGTTGTAAATATTTCTTCTTCCTTCTTTTGTTGCTCCTGAATAAAACGGCCCATAACAGCACCTATACCCAATTGGGCAGATTCGTTGTTTTTTGAAGTTTCTTCCATTTTTATTAAGTTTTGTTATTGAAAATTTGTGCTTTTAATTACCCAACTGGGCATAACTGCAAAACGTTATCGCTCATATCAGTGATTTTTTGGATTATCGTCATATAACCCGATTTCCTCATCACCTCGCATCATATCGATCAGAGCTTGTTTCTGCTTAGCATCGGCAATTATATAGCCCCAACTCCAACCGTCGGTATGAGCATGTTTAATCTCTCCCCAATACACCACTTGTTTTATTACTCCACCACTCCTTAATATCGACAGTTCACAATTCACATCTGATATGCACATTCCTGTATGAGCCACTATATCTCCCACCGTAGCGAATACAGGCTTAACACCTTCATTTTTCTTGTTTTTTACTATCTCAACGATAGCTTCTTTAACTTTTTCTCTGTCTGTTTTCATATCCTCAACCTCTATTTAATCGTTTATTTGCGTTCTAAGCCATTATTTTCTCTTCCGAATATATAAATACCACCCAGTCCATTTAAATGCGAATTTCGGCATCTGTGTAAGCGTGGGGGACATTCACCTCTATCCCTCATTATTCATTTTAAACATTCGTAAATTCCACGTTATGCACAAGCCTAATAAGCCTTTCCGTGCATCCGCTCGCGGGAACGGTTGTATTTCAATTTAAGGTTTATGTGTCTTTCAATGTCTATTCCCCTCGCACCACATAAATCAAGTATTCGTATAACTGTGTCCGCCAACTCGTCCTCGAATGTATCTTTTATGTAAGTTTCAAATATATCACCGTGAGCAATTCCTTTGTCAAATTTGTTCAAGTTGGCTACTCTACCTTTTCTATCAGCTTCCAATGCTTCGGAAAGTTCGCTCACGCACAACATCAATAATGTTCCAGTTTCTCGCTCGCTATCCCAGAAGCCTTTGCGTTTAGCATCTTCGTGTATCTGTTTAGCTGCATCGTTAAGGCCAGTGCATAACAAGCGGTCATACGCCATGCCTTTTTCGTTAGTATTCGATTGTTCGTTTTTCATATCTAAGTTATTTTTAAATTGATAAATTCGTTCTTTGTACACGGCACAGGCGCATACCGCCAGCCGTTATAAGCTATTTTGAACAACAACCTCATCAATCAGATTGAAATCACAATCAAGCAATTGTAACTTATTACAACAATCATCCCTCTCTAAGCCTATAATTAAATCTTCAACATCTTTGTTATGCTTTTCAGCTTGTTTAAACAAAAAACGGCTTATAACACTGGCTATATGCAATGCCTTACCGTCTTTATCAAATATTTCTAAATCATGTTCCATTGTTCTATTTATTTATTTTTGTGCAAGTTTTAATATCGGCACTGCACATAGCCGTTTACCGTTGTAAAACATAGCCTACCTTTGCCACGTTTCAATAAAATACTTTAATGCTGTTTTTATTTCTTCGACTACATCACCGTTAGTCCTGTAAGGTGCTTCTTGCCAAAAACCTTCATTTTGGTCTTGTCCTTCTGCCCACCATTGCTCTACACATTCATCGGTAGGCAACGATTTTACAACAGCAGGTATAGTTAATACTTGTTTAGTACATTCAATGATATTTTCGTAATATTCTAAATGGAATCCTTCAGGGGCATTTTCCCACCCCATTTCTTCCATTTTTTCCCAAACTTGTTTACCTAATTCTGTCATTTTAATGTAATTTAGTTGTTAATAATTCCGCACTAACCATACCTGCGGAACGTTATCGCTAAGTTAAAACAGAGAAACAACTTTCACATAATAGAACATCTGTTTTATCCGCATGCAGTCTAACACCGTTGGCTTCTGACATAATCCAAAGGCGCAACATATTACTAAATATTTTTTCTTTGCAAGCCTTGCAAATACTTAAATCTGTTTTTTCACGAAGCCAAACTGGCTCTACTTTTAATCTTACTATAAGTTCTGACATAATATTTTAGTTTAAGAAATTATTAATAAAACCGAAGCGATAACACGCCCAATCTCAAAACATCAACTTGTCGTACACCTCCTTCACCATCTTGTCACCGATAGAGAGGAAGTCCTCTATCACCCTCACCCCGTAGCTGACCGTCGAGTGGTGCACCCCGAACATATCGCCTACCTCAACGCACGTGTAGCCGTTCTCCCTTAGCCAATGGAACGCTACAAATCGTGCCGTTGTTACATCCCTCTTCCGTGATTTGTCCGTGATGTCAACACCCAGCTTGCGGGATAGCATCGTTATCACTTCTTTTGTCTCTGCATTAACTGCATTAACACATTTGTTTTTCGTTTCCATAATACTCCTCATGTTTATTGTTCATAATTTAATACCACTCATATCTATCATAGATGCTTTTCTCCAGCTGCTCCTCCAACTCCGACCGCTCCTTTGCCGTAAAGTAATCACTGCAACACTCTGCACTCACAAATGCGTATGTCATCCTGCTCTCGGGGGGCATGTCATCATACGTTGATGTTGTCCACCTCGTCACAATGTCAACAAAAAATTCCGCCTCCACGTTGTCTCCTGTCTCCGGATCAATCGCATCCGTCAGGATGTAATACGTGCCGGTCTCGTCTATTTCGGGGATGTCAATTAGTTTCATAATGCCAGTCCGATTAAAGCCCACACCACAAAATAAACACCTGCAATTACAGCCACTGCGATCATAAGATTTGCCTTTTTTGTTTTCATATCAATCAATATTTAACCGCAATCTCCCTTGCCATGAAAAAGTGAATTCCACTCGAACACTCATTCCATCTGTCATCATCAAAGTCATCAACCTCTACTGTTTCCCCAACACGATACACAAAATTTTTATCGTACGATGATGCAACCTCTTGTAACTCTGATTCACTTCCATCAATATTTTCGATTGCCAACACTTTTGCCTTTGAACACCTGCATTTCAGCGTTGTTGCGGAGCTTCTCATTGCATCCTCTGTTACGAGTAGCTTAACTATCATGTCCCCTGCTTTCTTCCACGCAACGAAGGAACCTTCCGATGGACATTGAGGAAGAAGAAATGCCGTCATTGCGGACACATCAATATTACTCAAATCGGCACCGCTCAAATTGGCACCACTCAAATTGGCATGCCTCAAATTGGCACCGCTCAAATAGGCATTCCACAAATTGGCATTCCACAAATCGGCATTCCACAAATCGGCACAGCTCAAATCGGCACCGCTCAAATAGGCATACCTCAAATTGGCATACCTCAAATTGGCATTACTCAAATCGGCATACCTCAAATCGGCATTACTCAAATCGGCACCGCTCAAATTGGCATACCTCAAATTGGCATTACTCAAATCGGCATTCCGCAAATATGCGTCATTAAGATCGAATTCTTTGCCAGATATCCGAAACGCATCAATTGTCTTCGCAACACCGTTATTCTCGCATTCGTGCGAGAAAATAACATCTCCGTTTGTTCTTTTTAATTCAATTTTTGTTTTCATTGCTCTTGTTTTTTTAATTGTTAACAATTTTGTGAGCTGCAGAGTCTTATTAAGCCATCTCTCTGCAGTCCCTGCATGCATTGCCGTCTTGCCTTTCTTATGCTATTCCAATTTGCCCTATTTTTTTCATAACATCGTCTGCTGTTAGCACATATCCATCCCGAATTTTCCGTGCCTCAAAAATAAATTTACCATCTACAGCTCTTTGATATATTAACTCATACCTTGGATTCTCGCCATAATCAAAACAGGGGTCGTTTATTTCTATTTCAACCCAGTTCGACTTTTGAGGGTATCCGTTTTTTTTGAGGAACAGCTTTTTATTCTCAAAAAAATAGTCAGTTCCGTACTCATCGTACAATACGAGAGTTTTTTCTTCTCTGTCGTAAATTGCTATGTTTTTCATAATCTTAATTTTTAAATTGTTTTTGTTTCTTTGATAAACACGAAAAGCCCGCCCGCAAAAAGCGGACAGGCCATTGTTACACCATACCCAATTTCTTCGCTGTGAAGAAAGGTAGGTCACTTTTACTAACCCGGGTGTGGTTTTCATTGTCCAACTCCCGGCCAAACTCGTTAGTACAGAATGTACTAACCACCAAACCATCGTAAAGTACTTCCACCCTGATGTGGGTGTCTTGGTAGTTATTTCCTTTTTGGAAGTCTACCATCCGGAGCAGCTGCTTTGCCAGCTTGCTACCATTGTTTTTTAACTCTATAGTTCTCATGACTCTTGTTTTTTTAAATTGTTATTGTTTTCGTTCTTTTTAGTATTACAAAGATAAACCATCCTGCTTAATATACCAAATTTTTATACAACTTTTTTCGTGCAAAAGTGCAGAATTTAAACATTTTTAACAAAAATAGCGTTTTTTGAACCGACTTCGTGCATACTTTGGTCGCAAATTACTTGGTCGTGTCGATGAATTCTTGTAGCAACTCCTGTTTTTTCACCAGTGATCTGTACTTTTTTGGCTCGACCGTGCCACCGGCAACGAATGAATGTATCTGAACACCTCGCTTCTGCCCTTGTCGCATCAACCGTGCGTTAGCCTGCAAAAATAACTCGCTATCAAACGGCAGCGACGACCACACGATCATCCTTGCGCCACCAAGATGAAGATTGAGCCCGTGTCCGCCGGAGGCCGGGTGGATCATCAACACATCCACCTCCCTATCGTTCCACCTCTGCATGAAATTCTTTTTCTTCACATCCGTGAACGTGATATGCTCCTTTTTCAACTTCTCCTGCAGCCACTCCTTTTCCTCGATGAAAGCATAGAACAGTAGGACCTGTTCCCCCTCGCTCACCGCCCGTGCCACAAACTCGACCACCTGGTCCAGCTTCGTTGAGTGATCCGACCGCTTCACTTCCCGCAGTCCGCTCCTAACATCATCGACATAGACAAAACCATTACACAAAGTCTGCAGCTTGGCGAACTTCTGATTCTCGCTGAACGCCACCACCTCATCACCCAACTGCACCGATAACATCGTGTTAAGCCTCATGTACTCCGTCATCTCTGCATCCGACAGCGTGACCGTATGCGTGATATACTCAACCTCAGGTATCTCCAGCCAGTCCTTTGAGTCCAGCGTAAAAATCGATGGTCGCACCTTGGCAATCAGCTCATCCATCGGTGTTATCAGCTTCCATTTGTGGAATTGCAACCCCGACCCAGCCAACAGGTCAACGAAGTGCCTACCACGCCATCGATAGAACATCTGATTGCGCTCCCGCTTCGGTCTGTCGTTGCCATACCCGACAGCCAGGAACTGACCGTACAGGTCAACTGCACTGTTAGTGATCAGCGTTCCAGTCAGTGCGATCCTCTGCCTTGCCCTGATGGAGTAAACTGCATCACTCCGTTGCGATTCGTGGTTCTTGAAGCTCGTCAACTCATCCATCACCAGTATATCAACCGACATACCCCTAACATCATTTAGATTATCCCTCGTTACAATCAGGTGACTGCTCGATTCTATTAGTTTCATCCGCTTGGCTTTCGTGCCGTGTACGATGGTCAACTTCTCTGCCAACTCCGACAATCCCCACTTCTCCGCCTCCTGCTTCCATACGTTCAGCGCAACGAACTTCGGGGCAACGATAAGCAACGTCTTAGGCTTTGCATAATCGATGTAATGCAGTACCGCAGCTGATTTGCCTAACCCCATGCCTACGCTTAGTATCACTTTATCTGTTGTTTTACAAAATTCTACTATTTTCTTTTGATAGTTTTTCAGTTGTAATTTCATGCCTTGTTTATTTTGTTATATTAAAATAGTGTTAATTGTCGTTGGTGGTTAATTAATCGCTGTTTCGCCTGTTCGTAATAATCCTTATCCAACTCGATTGCTGTTAAATCAAACTTCATGTCGTGACAAGCTATCCCGATTGACAAGCTCCCGAAGTGAGTGTCTAAAATTGTGTCGCCCTCTTTTGCATAGTTCTGGAGTAGCCATTTGTAAAGTTGTACGGGTTTTTGGGTTGGGTGAATTTTCCCATCTGAATACGCTTCAATCCTACTCATATTAAATGATTTACTTGCCTTATCAAAACTTGTCCACGCCAACTCAAAATCAGCACCAGAAAATGACTGCATCTTATACCAAATTAAATTACACCTCGTTATTTCAATTCCACTATGGTACGATTGGAAGATTCAAACAATTGCTATAGAGATGATTATTTGATATTTCAATTCCACTATGGTACGATTGGAAGAATATCCCAATCTCCTTACCATCGCCACCATAACCGAA